TGACCAGTCAAAGCGTGCTGCCTACAGGATGGCGCTGCCAGAATCCCTGATGAACCGAAACCTCATCGGTGAGTTTGAGGAGCGCGCCAAACTGGCCATTGCCGGCAGGGACATGCTCAAGCAGACTGGGAAGGTGGAGCCTGATGCCGTGCTTCGTCGAAGCAATCTGACACTGCCTCAGCTTCAAGCCCTTCGTCAAGCCGCAGAAACGGACATTGCAAGGATTCGGCGCATTGATGAGCTTGCGTCCAAGGCCGGCGCAACGCCAAGGCTTGCAGACATTTCGCAAGAAGTGGCGCAAGATTCGCGTGGCGTCGCAGTCATGCCCAACGCATCGCTTTCTGCCACACAGAACATCATCATTCGGTCCTTGGGAGCGGTTGAACAACGCGTCAACCGCCGAGTCAACGCCGAACTCGCCCGCATGCTGTACGAAAATCCGCAAGCCGGCATGGCGGCCATAGACAACGCCATCAAGCGCGCCCAAGCGGCCCAGCGGCCGGCCCGGGCTGCCCGTGCGGCGCCCGCTGTCGGCGGCGTGGCAGGCGCAGCGTTCACCGAAGAGCGTGCCCGTCAACTTCAACCCGAAAGATAACCATGACCGCCCTCAGCATCCAACCCCCCTTCCCCATCATCACCGACATCGACGGCCAGCCGCTCGAAGACGGTTACATCTGGATCGGCACCGCCGGACTGAACCCCATCGGCAACCCGATCAGCGTGTATTGGGACGCCGCACTCAGCGTGCCGGCCGCGCTGCCGGTGCGAACCCGTGGCGGTTACCCCATGCGCTCTGGCACGCCCGCCAGGCTGTACGTGGACAGCGATTACAGCCTGCTGGTGCAGAACAAGAACGGCAGCACGGTGTACTCGGCGCTGACGGCGACGGAGCGCCTGAGTGGCGTGGTCGTCGAGGTGGATGCTACTGATGTGTCGTTCTTGCAGGCCGGCACCGGCGCAGTCACGCGCACGGCGCAGGCGAAGATGCGCGATGTGGTGTCAGTGAAAGACTTTGGTGCGGTTGGTGATGGCGTGGCCGATGATACGGTGGCAATTCAGGCGGCGATCAATGCAATGACCAGCGGCGGCACAATCTATTTTCCGAAGGGGACGTACAGGTGCGGCGCGTTGACCGTTGGCAATGCCGGTATAACTCTGCTGTTGGACGCTGGCGCTGTTCTGAACTTTCCAACGCTTGGAGCTGGCACCAAAGCGATTACTGTCGGCGCAAATAACTTTTCAATCAAAGGCGGCAAACTGCAAGGCCCAGCCGCGTCTGTGTACGTCGGCAATGAAAACGGCATTCACATGATCGGAACTTCAACTTCAGTCAGGAAAACCGGACTTGAGTTGCGGAATGTAGAAATAACGCAATTTGGCGCGCACGGGGTGTACGCGCAATTTGTTGACAACATCATCATTGATCAATGTTTGATTGAGTATTGCGGATACGCGGGCGCGATGTTTTTGTCGTGCAACAACGGTGTTGCGACAGACAACAGGATTTTGAACATCACGCCGGGGACAGGCGGGAATATGTATGGCATCTCGCTGACGCACGATTCCACAAACTACAGTTCCGATCCAAACGCAGGGACCAAGCAAGCCGTAAATCCGTTTTGCTGGAATTGGTACATCGGTCAGAATTACCTTGCATATAACGCATGGGAGCCGATCGACTGTCATGGCGCTTACGAGGTCACAATAGACGGCAACCATGTTTATGCGAGCTATGGTGGCATCGCGTGCTCCAATAGCAGCGGAAACGCTATCGGATACGCTGGCTGGGATAATGCCGTCATCAACAATATCGTTGACGCACGAAACCCAGACGGAACATTGTCAGGATACGAAAATGACAATTACGGAATAAACGTCAACGGCGGGTCTGTTCAGAATCACAGAAATGTCATTTGCTTTGGCAATATTGTCGTTTCGCACGGCATTCTCGGAAATGGAAACAAGGGCGCAATAAACGCGCAATTGGTCACAAACGCCCATATTTGCGAAAACATTATCCAAAAGTGGGGTGGAGTCGGCATAGATATAAGCGCATCACAGTCGATCAACATTATCGGCAATCTTGCGCTGGAACTTGGAGGATCCGCTGCCGGTGTTGAATACTTTGTAAATGTTGACACGACGACTGCCGGAAGCTCAATAAATGTTGCCAAAAATTTCATGAGAGCCAACGGCGGCACGGCTGGAAGGATAGGATTTAGAGCGTCGTCTATTACGTCGATGCCATACTTTGAAGGCAATGATTTTTCCGCAGCAACTTCTGGAGCTTATAGCTTCCCATCTCAATTCCAAATGTCTAGCGAGGGATTTCCTGCGCTAATTGAAACGGTCAACAACGCCGGAACGGGGCAGACCATCGACATATCTCCAATGTCAAGATATGCAGATTTTGTTTTGCAAGTAACGTCCAACGATGCGCTGTCAACTGTCACCAATTTGACAAATGGAATTGCGCGGCAGCGTGTGACCCTGTATTCGCCAGGGGCCACAGCATGGACATTCACGCGCAACAATGCACGCCTTGGTGGCTCAACGAACTTTGTTGCATCGCAATACGACACGCTGGCGTTGATGTTGTTTGGCGCAGAATGGATGGAATTGTCGAGATCCGCCAACGGCTGACCATGACCCCCCGGCCCGCCCGCCACCTCATCCGCTGGTTCCTGCGCACGACCGGCTACGCGGGCGTCTGCCTGCCGCCGTGGGGCATCTTCATCCTGGCCGAGCACCTGCACAGCCAGCGCCTGATCCGCCACGAGCAGGCGCACTGGCGGCAGTACCAGCGCATGGGTTTACTGCGATACTATGTCACGTACTTGTGGGGCCTCGTCCGCCACGGGTACGCCGATCATCCGATGGAGCGCGAGGCTCGCGCTGCAGAAACCGACGAGCGATTGACATGAGCCTGACGATGCAACAGAAAGCCGACATCGCCACCGAAGCCGCCAAGGCGTCGCCACCAGTCGCCGTCGCTGGCGCAACTATTGCCGGCATGCCGATCAACGATCTGGTGCTGTGGGTCACGCTGATCTACTTGGTGCTGCAGATCGGCTTTTTGCTCTACCGCTGGGGCAAGATGTATTTCCGGGGCGGGCCTGACACCGAATGAAAGCCCGCATCGTCATCGGTGCCCTGACGCTCTCGGCGTCTGCGCTGGTCGGCATCGCCGTCCATGAGGGCTACCGTGGCGAGGCGTATATCCCGGTCAAGGGCGACGTGCCGACTATCGGCTTCGGCACCACTGACGGCGTGAAACCCGGCGACCGCATCGAGCCCGTGCAGGCTCTGGTGCGCAAGCTAGCCGACGTGAAGCGCTTTGAAGGCGCGCTCAAGCAGTGCGTGCGGGTGCCGCTGCATCAGTACGAGTACGACGCCTTCCTGAGCCTAGCGTACAACATCGGCCCGGGGGCGTTTTGCGGCTCGACGCTGGTGCGCCGTCTGAACGCGGGCGATTACGCCGGGGCCTGCGCCGAGATCCTGCGCTGGGATCGCTTCCGTGGTGAGCCCCTGCGCGGCCTGACCCTGCGCCGGCAGGCTGAGAACCGGCAGTGCTTGGGCCAATGATCGACCGCCCTGTAGCCTACGCTCTGGGTGTGGCATGCGCCGGCCTGCTGGTGCTGACAGCAGTGCTGGCGTATGAGGCGCGCGGCCTGCAAACCACGCTGGCCCGAGAACGCGCAGAACGGGCTCAGGAGCGCGAGAAACTGACGGCCGAGGCCCTTGCCGCCAGCGAAGCCGCGCGAGCCCTAGAAGCCCGCTGGCGAGCCCAGCACACGGAGGTGCAGACCGATGCCCAAGCCAAGATCCGCGCTGCGGCCGCTGACGCTGCTCGTGCTCGCAGTGCTGCTGACAGCCTGCAGCGCCGTGCCGAAATCATCGCCGCCCAGTGCGCCAATCCCCAGCGCGACCGTGCCGACCCTTCCTTCGGAGGCCAGGCAGCCCCAGACCCCGGAGTGGTGCTCACCAACTTGCTCCGAGGGGTTGCGCAAGCGGCTGCAGAGCTTGCTGCCGTAGCCGACGCCCGAGGCGCTGCCGGCTCGGCCTGCGAGCGGGCCTATGACGCTATAGCAGCGCCGCAGCCCCGGCGATAGCGCCGACGATCACGATGGCAATGACGAGGTGCCAGATGATGTACTGGGCCGCGTCGTCGAAGTCGTCGGCGCCGATTTCGGTCGCCGCCTCGGCAGCTTCGGGATAGCGACCCTGCTGGTCGCAGCCGGTGGGAAGGCGGCTCATAGCTGCGGCCAGAACAGCAACACGCCGACAGCGGCCAGCACGGCGCAGACGATGATGTCCATAGTCAGAGCAATGTCCACAGCAGGGCTCCCAGTCCGATGCACGCGATGATAACTGCGGGCGCTGGAACGTAACGCGAACGCGGCTCTGCGATGCTGTAGCCCGTGGTGAACGTGCAGTCGGCCAGCGTGCGTGGGGTGGTGAGGTGGCTGGGTTTCATGGGTTTTTTCCTTCAATAAGACGGGCAATGCACCCGCCGTAGTTTGTGTTCGGGCAGTCTACGTCCCACTGGCGGGCAACCCTGGCGCAGCGCTGGCGTTCGGCGGCTGCGCCGTTCTCGCGCTCTGCTTCCCTTGCCAGCTTGATTACCAACTTCGCCGCCGCCTCAAAACGCTTTTCAAGCGCAACAGCGAACCGCTGGAAGTGCGCCTCGTCGCCCCAGTGCTGGCCTGCAGTGTCGTTCATCAGGGTGGCGATTTCGTTGTCCTTCATGTCTTGCTCCTTGCCCTGATCTCCGCTGCACACCGTTGCGCAACGCCCTCGATGCTGGCGTGCTGGTCGCAGATGTCGGCGCAGGCAGCGCGTTCTGCCATCACCGCCTTACGCACCTTGCGCTCAATGTACTGCTGTAGCGGGGCTACGGCCCTAGACCAAGCTCC